GCACAGCCGCAGTCATAGCAGTAGCCGCGCCAAGCTTAGGGTTAACAGCACACCAAGCTTTATGGGATTACCCTTTGAGCGCGATACTACAAATGATGCACGCGCATGGAGTAGCCAACGGAGGGGACTTCGACTGGGTAGAAGCTGGCGAGCCAGATCAAGACTTACTAGACAAATTTGAAGAAATGATTAACACACCAATAGACGAACTATTTGAGCAATTTACATTATGATCGGGGAAACAATTAAAATCGGATTTGACGGGCAACAAGTCACAAAGGGACTAGGCGGCATCATGGGTGGGTTCAGGAAGCTTCGTAGCGGTATCGGTTCAGTGATGAAAGAGACAGGTAGAGGCGCGGCTTTAACGCTTGGAAATTCTCTTTTCAATGCTGTTTCTAACTTAGCAATGGCTATTCCTAATGAGTTGAAAAGTCTTGCTGAATTAAATACAGAACTAGAATCTATTAGCGCGACAACTGGAATGACTGCTGAAAACTTCATTGCTTTACGGCAAGCGGTAAGTAGGACAACAGGAAAAGGAATGGAAGACGCAGGCGATGACGTTAGGGACTTTGCGGAACGTATTGAAGAAGCGAGTAGAGATTGGGACTCGTCACCAGCACAAGCGTTTAGAGAATTGAATATTTTCCCTATGGATTTGGCAGGAAGATCACTTGATGAACAAATAGGCATAATAGGTGAAAAAGTTCAAGCGTTTGAAGATAAGTATGGCAAAGGCAAATCTATTTATCCTTTACGAACTGCTTTAGGTGACGAGCCTGCAAAATGGATTCCTCTATTCCAGAACATCAGGGAAGAAATGGACAAATCAAGAAAAGATACTGAGGGTTTTGCTAGCCAGATGAAAGATGCTAAAAAATCATTTATTGATTTAGGTTCTGCTATAAAAACAAGTGTAGTAACAGCGTTCACCACATTAAGGGGCGCTATTATTGCCACGGGTATAGGCGCTTTGGTAGTGACAATTGGCTTTCTATTGCCAAAAATAATGGAATGGATTGATGGCACTAAGGAATTAGAAAGAAAACAAAACGACTTAAATAGACAAATAGACAAGATATATATATTTTATAAATAAGTTACTCTAGGGTAAAGTGGGGTGCTGTCTATTGCCTCCGATACAACGACACATAAAAAAGACCCACAGGGGGTCTTTGTCTATTGTCTATTTGTCTATTTGGGCTGCTCCACCGCTACCCATGCCTTCCTTGGCGGCTTCCCATCTGGCTGTGGCATATCTACAAATTCTATCTCCCCGACATGTTTCATGGACTCCAGAACATTGGTCTGCTGGCGCTTATCCATGCCCCTGAATCTCCTGGAAGACCTATTCAACTCTGGAACCGTCCGACCCTCTGCACCTGCCTTGTATATCAAGTTCATCACTTGTTTTTTGGCTGCTTCAAAATCACTATCACTCACCGACCCCATAAGTTCCTCTACAGTCGCTATAGCATGATGTCTGACGTAATTCCTGGCCCACACATAATCAGGCCCTGTAATGCTCATTGGCAGCGCTGTAGACCGGCCTGCCGCCACTATCATTGCCAGCCTTAGACTCATCTCGCAGCACCTGCCAAACATTTCAGACAACCCCTCATACTTATCCATCAAAGCCAGACATTCATTGTCAAACTCTTGGAACAACTCCATCACCTCTGGCCCAATGCCAACCTCTATCGGGTTTGGCGGCATCGAAGAATTGGTGGCTGGATCAACCAGCCCCGCCGACATGGTGTGCAGCTCCTGAACCCACTGCTTAATGCTGTCTGGCACCGGTTCACGGCGCTTTAGTTTGATGTTTTGACGCGCCATTTTTGACTGCACTATCAAAAACCGATTCAGCGTACCGTCCTTGGCTGCTGATGATCCAATGGTGTCAAAAAACACATCTGGGGTGGTCATTCCGTACAAAGTCAAACTCGGGTTATGAATCAACCGCTCCTCTGCCTCCTTCTTTTCATGAGACTTCATTAGAAACTGGCTGTAATTCTGCGGCCTGATTATCCCGTCACACCTTCCCCATGCCTCAATCAACGCCTTCATAGTTCCTACAGCAGTAGTCCCGCCCTTGGTGCTCAATTGCTCCAGCACCTTGCCGAATTCATCTGCCACCGTAATGTGCGCCGGTTTACCCAGCAAAGCAGACAACACCCCCGAACTTGACGTATAAAAATCACCGGCTATCTGAGCACCCATTCCGCACTCATTGCACAGAGCCTCAATGGAAGACTTGGCGTTCTCCTTCCCGCCAGAACTAAGTCCAATCGCAAGAAAATAAAGTGCAGACCAATTGTTGTAAATGGTCTTAAAACGCCGACCTAGAACCACACTGCCAAACGCTAAAGCTGTGTGAACTGCAAAAACTGGAACAGGCTTGTTGGCATTCCTGTCAATCCATCTGGTAATCTCACCAAGCATACCTGGAGGCATCAGTAAATCCGACGGTATGGCCTCCTGAACCGGTGCAACTGCCAAAACAACGCTATCCATGCTGACCGCCTGCGGCTCAACCACCGGTTGACACTCCAGCGAGGCCGGGTTCAACCATCCGCCTTCCTGCGCCACATGGAAGATACTCTCAAGCTGATACGAGCCAGTCTTAAACGACCGCCATTTGCTGGTGATCTTCTGCGAGTCGTACTTGCTGCTCTTTTGGCTCCATTCATCCCATAGCGTAAACCCATCCTGCCCAAACTCCTTCAACGCCTGACCAAAGTTCACCCACTGGTGGTACTCATCCGCATTGATCGTCTCCAGCGCTTCCCTCAAGTCTTGTATCTGCTTTGGATCAATCATCCGCGTACTGGGTGCGTGGGGTGCCATCGAGCCAAACGGCGTCCGTGCATGATCCCTCAACCAATCAGGCATGTGCGACGGTATAGCCCCATGCCTTGGGTCTGAACTAGCCTCCCACTCGTACACACCACCGCTCACATGGTTGCTAGGCTCAACCATGATGTAGCCATTGGCCTTAACGTCGATACCCTTGCCCAACGTCCCTGGCATCTGCATATTCGCTGGCAGCGTGAAGACACGGTGCTCACCACCACCACCTGTAAACTGCAAGACATCACTCTGCAAGCGCCCATGCTTTGCCTCAAGGTCATCCATTGTCTGCAGTCCGCCATTGCGCGGATCAAGATCAATACCAACCAGACAACTTGTCTGCAAATTGACAGCAATATTGGCTTCCGGGTATGCGGCCCACCAAGCCCTTATGACCTCTGGCTCACATGTCGAGTTCTTTTGTCCGTGTGGTGCCAGCTTGGGGATCGGGTGTTTCGCCTTATTAGCACACTCCGGGTTTCCACAAGCGCACTGGTCACCAATCGCCCACCAGCAGGGAAATACCTCCCAACCAATGGCTGCATATTGCAGCGCGGCATTGAGCTTTACATTCTGATCCATAACTTCCTTTCTGTTGATAAGTGATTTTCACTATAGCACAAGCAGCTAAATTATCATATTTGTAAAAAAGTCTTTGACGGATTGCGGAACTGTGCTATAGTTCATTCCAGACGCAAACGAACCAGCCACAACGATACGGTGGCTAACCAGACAGGATGTAGCAGGGGGTTCTAGTCACGATGGTGGCGCAAAAGTCTACGACTGTAAACCTAAACGCAACGAAAGCACATATGAAAATTACTTACACCAAAGAAGAAGTGACCAAGATCATTCTGGCCCACGCCAACGCAACCACCTCTGAGGGAATCACTTTCAACACCGTGGTGGCTGGTAGCTACTCCTGCTTCCCCAAAGAATTTGAAGTCACCTTTGAAGTTCCAGAGTCCACCAACGAAGTCAACGCTTAAACATCATGCAAGAAATCAACACACTCATTGAACAAATCGTCGCGGCGAAAGCCGCAGAGAACAAAGCCAAGTCCGAGCGCTATGCCGCAGAAGAAGCATTGTGCGCTTTGTACCAAGACCAAGCCCCCAAGGAAGGCGCTATAAAAGGAGAGGGATTCAGCATTGTTTATAAGCTGACCCGCAAGGTGGACAACGACAAGTTGTTCAACGCATACGACAGCCTCACGCCAAACGCAAAGAAAGCATTCCGCTTCAAGGCCGAGGTTGATCTCAAGCAGTTCCGCGCACTGTCTGAGATGGATGAGATTGGTTTCGCTACCATCTCTGACTTCGTGACAACCGCGCCAGCAAAACCAACCGTAACTGTGAAAGACTGAAATGGCAATCTCACTTGCATCATTGGCTAAAAACAGCCCAAAGAAAAAGCGCATCATCATCCACGGTGATGCTGGTATCGGAAAGACAACCTTGGGTGCTATGGCACCAAGTCCAGTGTTCATCCAGACCGAGGACGGACTGGGCAACTTGGAAGCTACTGCTTTCCCACTGGCGAAAGCTTTTGAAGAAGTCATGGGGGCTTTGCAGTCCCTGTACACAGAAGACCATGAGTTCAAAACTCTGGTGGTTGACTCACTGGACTGGCTTGAACCACTCATATGGGCGCATGTCTGCTCTACGCATAAAGTGCAATCAATCGAGGCTCTTGGCTTTGGAAAGGGCTATGTGGAAGCCTTGTCCTTGTGGCGTCAGTTCTTTGAGGGTGTTACAGCCCTGCGGGACGCACGAAACATGGACATCATCATGATCGCCCACAGCCAGTCAGTAAAAGTGGAAGACCCAACTCTGCCGTCCTACGACACCAAGGGACTGAAGTTGCACAAACGTGCTGCCGCTATAGCTGAAGAGTTCGCAGACATCATTCTGTTCGCTACAACGCAGATCAGCACCATCACTGAGGAAAAGGGATTCAACAACAAGCGCACACGGGCCACAAGCACCGGAGAGCGCATCATGCACACAATTGGTCAGCCTAGCTTTCTTGCAAAGAACCGCTACAGCTTGCCATCTCCATTACCACTCTCATGGGAGGCTCTAGACACAGCACTGAACACAAAGTAAACCCAAACTCTCTTAACTTTTGAAAGCAAAAAATGGCTCAATTAAACTTTACTGCCGCATCTGTACCATCCACCTCTTCTTTTGAGGCACTGCCTGCTGGCGACTACCCAGCCATCATCACTGGCTCTGAGATGAAGACCACCAAGGCCGGTGACGGTACTTACTTGGCTCTGACCATCGAGTTCCAGGGCAACGGCGCATCTGGACGCAAACACTGGCATAACCTGAACATCCAGAACAAAAACCCCAAGGCTGTGGAAATCAGCCAAAAGCATCTCAAAGAAATTTGCGATGCAATCGGGTTGGCTGGTGTGGGTGACTCCTCGGAGTTGCACGAAAAGCCACTGGTTGTGAAACTTGGCTGCAAGCACGACGACTACAGCGGTGAAATGCGTAACGATGTGAAGGGCTTTAAGAAGCTGTCTTCTACTGCCGCAGCCCCAGCGTTCAAGGCACCTACAGCCGCAGCAGCACCCAAAGCTGCTGGACTCCCTTGGGCCAAATAAGAATAGTTCTTATCTAGCCTAATAACTCAAGCCCAGTGACAGTGGGCTTTGTTTATTAACCGAGGAAAAAATGGCAGACCTAAACTACAGAACCGACATCAAACTTGCAACCAAAACACTTGAAGCAATCGACGCTGCGTTATCCAAAGGCGCAGAAGATGGTTTCCGTGAACACTTGGGCGCATCCATCATTGGTGGTAGCTGCAACCGAAAGATATGGTACAGCTTCCGCTGGGCAACATATGTCCAGCACGATCCACGCATTCTGCGACTGTTCCAGCGCGGTCAAGACGAAGAAGACCGCATCACCAAGTTGCTACGCTTGGCAGGCATTAAAGTTCTCACCGTAGATAGCACAACAGGCAACCAGTTCCGGTTCAAGGACGGGCACTTGGGTGGCTCTATGGATGGTGCTTGCATTGGAGTGCCTGATGCCACTAAGACGTGGCACGCACTGGAATACAAGACACACGGACTGAAGTCTTTTAACAAGCTGGAATCAGAAGGCGTCAAGAAGTCAAAGCCAGAGCACTACGCACAGGTTCAGGTCTACATGCACAAGATGCAATTAACACGCGCCTTGTATGTGGCAGTCTGCAAGGATGATGACCGACTGCATATGGAGCGCATAGACTTTGATCCAGAGTTTGCACAAGGAATGATTGACAAGGCCCACTGGATCATTAATCTACCAACGCCTCCAGACGGCATCAGCACAGACCCATCATGGTACGAATGCAAGTTCTGCGACCATCAGGCTACCTGTCACGGTTCACGAGCGCCAGTACCAACATGCCGTAGCTGCACCCACAGTACGCCAGAGGCAGATGGCACCTGGACATGCGGACGTATGCAGGACGCAACCCTGTCAGCTATCGAGCAGAAGGAAGCCTGCACCGAGCATCGCTACATACCAATTCTGCTGAAGAACTGGGCCGAGCCAGTGGATGCTAGTGAAGAGAAAAACTGGGTGTCTTACAAGTTGAAAACTAGCGGGTTTGAATTCAAGAACGCAGACCCACAAGACGGGTTCACAAGCCAAGAGCTTTACGCGCTGAAAGAGAAGTCAATGCTTGAATGCAAAGACCTTCTTGACTTGCGCAAGCAATTTGATGGGAGGATCGTATCGTGAGTACAGAAGAAAAGCTGCAAGCAATACGCGCACTATTAATGAAGGCTCCTCGCCCGGAGTCCGTACAAACAATACAGAGTGCTGTCGCATTTAAAAAACTGGCCGCAAAGTCCAGGAGTATTGTTGGCAAAAATGCACGAGCCGTGTCATCTTTACTAGACCAGTTGAAGGTGTACTACTAGCATGATACTCCGCGAATACCAACAGCGCAGTCTGGATGAGCTTTACAACTGGTGGGTCGAGCATCCAGATGTGTCAGAGATACCAGTCTGCGTACTTCCAACTGCTGCCGGGAAGTCAGTCATCATTGCAGAGCTTGCACGACTTCTGTTTGACACCTACCCCGAGTCACACCCACGTACTGTTGTAATAGTTCCATCCAAGGAGCTTGCAGAGCAGAACGCTGAGAAGCTACGTGCACGACTACCTGCACACATCACGGTAGGGTATTACAGCGCCAGCTTGGGCCGCAAGAACGCCACTGCTGATGTGATAGTGGCAACCATTGGCAGCATCTATCAAGATGCTCACCTGTTGGGGCGAATATCCTGCGTCGTAATCGACGAAGCGCATTTGGTGTCCAACAGCGGTGCAGAAGCTGGACGCTATCGCCAGTTCCTGACTACCTTGTCTAAGCTGTGTGCTTACCGGGTGGTTGGGTACACAGCAACTCCATTCAGGGGGGATTGGGTGTGGCTGACTGATGGCGAGAAACCACTGTTCACCGGTATAGCCTGCACAGTGAAGATACGCGAGTTGCTGGATCTGAAGTACCTGTCTCCGTTGGTGGTGCCGACTGAGCGAATAAATACTCGCATTGACACCAGCGACATCAAGACAACCAGTGGCGACTACAACCTTAAGGACTTGGCTTCCAGGGTGGATGAGTACCTGCCACGTGTTGTACTGGAAGCCACCAGACTTGCAGCAGACCGCAAGAAATGGATTGCATTCTGCGCGACAGTTGAGAACGCACAGCACTTGGTTGACTTATTCAACGACCAAGGCATTGCATCACTTCTTGTCTGCGGAGACACACCAAAGCAAGAGCGCATCGACAGCATAGCCTCCTTCAGAGCAGGCAAGATACGATGCCTTGTGACTGTGCTTGCATTGGCAACCGGGTTTGATGTGCCTGATGTTGATTGCATTATTTGGTGCCGCCCGACACAAAGCCCAGTGCTGTATGTGCAAGGCGCTGGGCGCGGTATGCGTATTGCTGACGGAAAGACCGATTGCCTGTGGCTGGACTTTTCTGACACCACCGAGCGCATGGGTCCGGTTGACACCATCAAGGGACGTAACAAGCGCAAGAAGAAGTCCGATGAAGAATCAGCAGCACCAACTAAGGTCTGCAACGAGTGTGGAGATCGTAGCCCTATCAGCGCGATGGAGTGCATCCACTGCGGTGAGCCATTTCCAGAGCGCGAAGAAGTGTCGGCACGAAGCGCCAGTACAGCCGCCATCCTGCAAGCAGCGTTTGTCAGCAAGGTTGTAACCGTCCCGGTATCCAGTGTGCTCTACAGCATCCACAAGAAACACGCCAGCCCTGACAGTTTGCGCGTGGATTACTACAACGGGTTGGTGCGCGTGGCAAGTGACTGGCTGTGCTTTGACCATGAAGGGTTTGCCCGTGCCAAGGCCCACAAGTGGTTTCACAGCAACCGTCCAGATGGTTTCACTCACCAACCTGGGAGCACAGAGCAAATACAAAAATGGATTGCTTCTGACTTCTTAAATATGCGCGAACCAACCTCTCTCACCATTGACAATGCAGGCAAGTACCCCGTTATAATCAAGTACACATATATGTAAGAAACTTCTTGACAATATTGGAGAACATGATTATGATTAAGACCAAGCGATTGATAAACCTGCAAGTGAAGCTGAAGGCAGCTAAGGCAGAGAGAACCATTCGGCTTAGAGAGAGAAACGCAGCGATGCGTGGAATGAAGAAGATTGAAACAACTATCGAGGTGCTTGATGAAAAAATTGGAAAACTCTTGGAGGTCGGTCAACAACCAGCTGGCGATGATGTCGGAACTGGAAGTGCTGGCGATGCTTAATTCAGAGCGTAGCGGAAACAAGCGAATCTCTATTCTTGAGAGGCTGCACCAGCGCTACAACGCACTGCGTGTTTCCCGTGAGCGCATTGAAATTCTGTCTGAGGCAAAAGCAAAATGAACGAACGATTGCTTGACTACTTTCTATCACAAAAGGGCTACACGCCTGAAGAGATTGAGGAAATCAAGATGAACGCACAAGACTACATTCACACACAAGCCAAAGAAACTAACGGAGAAGAGAAGTGAGATTCCTACTTGATTTCATCTATTTCAAGCGCAAGGGTTACACCGTGCGCAACGCATGGATCGCAGCAGATGTGCGGAGGTTGAAGCGCAATGTCTAAACGTAAACCACCACAACCATTCGTTGCACGTATCCGCGAACGCGGCGAAGCCCTGCCCTACGCCGTTGACACACGCGGTACGAAGTACACAACAGCCAAGCACAACCCCAGCCAGCCGGTTCGCCCAGGTGCTGATGACCACAACCGTTACCAGTCGAGGGGGTTTTGATGAGCACCGCAAACACCCGCCAAGTCAGCGGCACTCATTACAAGGATATGGATGTACAGCCTTGGGACGTTATCGGCGACTGGCCTCTTGACCAGCAGATCGGTTTTTATCGAGGCAACGCGCTAAAGTATTTGATGCGGATGGGCACCAAGGACGAACGCGGCACTGAGATTGCCAAATGTGAGCACTACCTGCAAAAGCTACTGGAGGTGCTGAACGCCGCAGCAGAGGCTGAGACAGTTGAAACCCCAGGTGGCTTTATGCGTGGGAGCAGATTATGAAAACCCTTGAGGACATCGCGCAAATGTTTTGGGACTTGTTGGCAATCGTCGGTATCGCTGTCGCCATAGCTGCCACGACGCTCTACGCATGGGGGTACTTCTGATGCGTAAACGCTCAGCATACCGCCCCAAGCGGAATTTGCAGGACCCATTGGCCTATGTACTCAATGGCTTTCGCCCAGCGGATCAGAAGGAAAACGGGATCATCCAGACCGTGCGAATTATGAACCACGGCGCCATCAACGCCGTGCGCAAAGGTGAAGCTGTTTGGGAAGATGTGTCCACCATCATCGTCGCCATGAACGTCGGCCTCGGGCTGTGTGCTGCTGGTGTGGGTGGCGATTACGCATACGAACTGCGGCAAGGTTTGAAAGCTGCTCTGGCGTTGGAACAGCGTGACAAGTGGCTGTTGACCGGGCCTGAGTTGAATGCCATCAACCTGGGTATGGAAGTGCATGACGCACAGCTTGATGTCTGCACCGTGATCGAAATGGAGGCAGCACTTGTCACCGTACAACAGATGATTGCTGAACGTAAGGCGTTAGCGCGGAGGCAAGTATGTACAGCGTGATGAGGAACCTCCACCTGCACATCGCAGCCATTGCATTTCTGTTGGTGCTGTGGGTGCTCACCCTGCCCATAAATACGTACCAACTCATTCGGAGATTGAGGAAATGAAGATGCGACACAGACGCAAACAATTCTGGTGGACTTGGCGGTGGGGTCAGTACCACGTTTACTCCCGCACATACACGCTGTTTGACTGGGGTTTAGGGCGAATTCGGCACCAACACAAGGACGTGACCAAATGACCGACAAACTCATCACACAGGAACAGCTTGCGGAACGCTGGCTACTGAGCGAGGCAACGCTTGAACGGGACCGGTCTCTCAAGCAAGGTGTCAAGTACCTGAAGCTCGGTGGACTCATTCGCTACCGGCTGCAAGACGTACTTGACTACGAGCAGCAATGCACTGTTGAGACAAAGCCATCAACGTCTAAGAAAGCAAAGACATGATTACTGAAACCAAATGCTCAGACCACCCTGACGCACCGCACGGATTCGACCGCAATGGCAGTCACTCTGTTGGGCACTATGTCTGTGAGTGTGAAGGCTGGATGCCAGAGCCAATGACCACGAAAGACCAAGCTATTGCGCGTCAGCAATTCGAGGCGTGGGCAAAGCCAATACTTGGTGATAACCCAACATGGCGCGAGAGTGGTGATTGCGAACTTGCATGGCAAGCGTGGAAAGCCCAGCAGCCAACACCCGACTGCCGGACGTGCGTAAAAGCATGGCCTACTTTAAATGGCTGCTCACACAACTGCACCAACGGCGACAAATATAAAGCTGCACCCGCTGTGGTGCTATGGAGGACTGAATGAATACTGAAATTCTCAAACGATTTAGACAAACATGGCTCACTGACGAGTTGATGCACAGTGCGCCATCTGCCTACTTATGCGAAATAAATGGAGAGCCTTGGGCGCAGCTAGAGCACCCGCACGGCGGGCCTTTAACTTGCGTTAAGTACAGGGGTAAAGAAACTCCAGTTGGAGTTGTAAAACTCAACGGGCAGTGGCATTGGGAAATTGCAGCACGGGAGCCAAAGCCATGACGATACAAGACCACTTGCGGGAAGAACTGAGGCGCACCGTCGACCTTGACATGCTGCACAACGACGCAGCCGACAAGATTGACGCACTGGAAGCAGAGATCGAGTCCCTGCAACTGCGTAACCAAGAACTAGCGGATGACAAAGAGGTACTGCTGGGCCACATGGTAACCATCCGTAACGTCACCAACGACCCGGCAATATCAATGCTGGCAAACGTGGTGCTTGAGCGTATGGCGCAGAAAGGAGAGCAGGTATGACCGCATTCAAGCTACCAGAGCCAGCGGTACGTGGACCTGATGGAACTGGCACGTACTTTGACAGCTACACCGAAGCCCAACTCAAGCAAGCCATTAAAGATGCTCTGGAGCAGGCTGCGCAAGTTTGCACCGCAGATATCTATGCCAGCGGATATCAAGACGCTTGCAAAGACATTGCAGAGCGCATTCGCAAAATGATCGGAGAGATTAAATGACCACCTACACACTGACGAAAGAGCAGCGAGAGCTGATACTGACCGCATTGGAACCGCACAACTCCACTGCATTGCGCTGGGTTACAGAAGTGGACGCTGCGCTGGCCTTGCTGCGCAACCTGCAACCCAACACCCAAGAGCCTGCGGCTTACAAGGTTTGGAGAGCCATGTGTGAGCCGCACCTGTCCGACAGGAAAGAAAAAGATGCAATCAGCAACGAACCACTCTACACAGCACAAGCCCTCAAAGATGTGCTGGAGCAGGCTGCAAAGCGTTGCGATTTAGTGGGGTGCTGGCCTTCACTCGGACCCAAGCAATGTGCTGAAAGCATCAGAGAAATGATCGGAGAGATTAAATGACAAACAAAATTGAAGATGGTGGGCCAGCGTTTCCATTTTCGGCAGATGGTCCAACAACCGTATTTGGCCAGGATGTTCCAGAGGGTCACAAAGTGGAGTTCTACGGCATGAGCCTTCGTGATTACTTCGCAGCGAGTGCACTGGCTGGAGAGCTTGCAAGTCCCACGCTTGAGTGGGGCGATGGTATGCACGGGCCACTCGCGACCAACGCCTATAAATTTGCAGACGCACTGCTGGAGGCACGCAAATGACCACCTACACCATCACCGCCGAACTGTTGCAGGAACTAATTAGTAACTGCATGGCCTCTATCGCTGAAGAAGGTATCAGTGATGCTCGCAGGGTTTACCGGACTGAACTGCATCACAGGGCCAACCTAGCAATGCGCAACATGAAGCCCAACACGCAGAAGCCTTGCGCATGGATGAACACCGCAGGCAAGTCAACACTGCTCACTACTAGGGAGCCTCATGAAGACTACGGGACAGTAGTTGAAAACTGGTTTCCTCTATACACCCACCCAGCGCCACAGCAACCAGCCGAAGTAGTGGAACTGCAAGCAAAGTTATCCGCAGCAGAAGCAAGGGAGCGTCAAACCCGCGCAACACTGCACAAGTTTATGGCGAACCAACAACAACCACTGACCGTACAAGAGGTCGAGCAAATACTAGCCCAGCACAACTACGAACTGCACGGTGACAGAGCGCGGTACATCGTGCGAATGACCGAGCAAGCCCATGGAGTAAAGCCATGTCAGTAGCCAACGACTACAAATTTAGCAGCACAAATCTCATCTGCGCCGGTTCACTTCCACAATCAATCTTTGTGCTCCACCAACGCAGCGAAGAAGTCGGGCGATTTCGAATCGTTGACGGGGTTATGTGCTTCACCGGAAACACAGACACTGCTGCCAGAGTGATGGTGGATTACTTCCTTGAGCAGTTCAACGAGAAGATTAGGGCGTACGGTCAGCAATGCCGTGAGGCTGCGCTAGAGGACGCGGCAAGACTAGTAGAGAAATACTTTGACGTTAACGAACCGTGGATGAATCCCCACGAAATAAGGGCTTTGAAATGAGGCCCAGCAGCCCTTGCATTGCTATCTGCTCAACGAGTCAAGGTGACGATGTGTGCATAGGCTGCGGCAGGACGTTTCAGGAGGTCTGCTTGTGGCTGGAAATGACAGAGCAGCAGAAGGATTTGACTTGGCAGCGCATAGAGACAGAGCGGACTGCTCTGCGGTTTACAACATATTCAGAAAGAGCGAAATGAAAAAGGAAATCAATGTACTCAACCACGGCATTGTGCGCCTCATCGACCACATGGGGTCTGACCTATCCATCGTGCGTTCGGCAAGGGTGTCGTATGACGCCGAGTGGCGTGCTGGTGCTGACGAAGGCAAAGATGCCAAGCTCATCGACTACCTTATTCGCAATAACCACACCTCCCCTCTTGAGTGTGTTCAGTTCACGTTTGAAGTGAAGGCTCCGATCTTTGTGTTTCGCCAGTGGCACCGGCATCGCACTTGGTCGTTCAATGAGGTGAGTGCCAGGTACTCCGAGTTGCCCGAGGAATTCTATGTGCCAGATGTGTCGCAGATAACCACGCAGTCTGCCAGCAACAAGCAAATGCGGACGGACACTGAGCACCCATACGCGGCAATACTACAGGCCACCATCGCCAATCAGTGCGCCAATGCTTTCTACGTCTACAAGCAACTGATAGCAGAGGGTTGCCCCCGTGAGTTGGCCCGTGGTGTGCTGCCAGTGAACACGTACAGCCATATGTTTGCCACCGTGGACTTGCATAACCTTGCCCACTTCCTGCGGCTGCGTCTTTCACAGTCGGCTTCAAGGGTTGGTTGACTGCCATACCCGACCCAATCCTGACCTTGTTTGGCACGGTCATGCTGGGTTATAGCGTGGGCAGGTCTTGGGAAAAGGTTAAGGGCGCTGCTAAGTAGTAGTCATTTTGACGAACGTACCATTTGGAAGTAACGTACCCTTGCGATCCTTTATCTCTGCGTAAGCACTGGCGAGACAGTCCTTAACGTCTAAGTCCTCAAGCGCAGCCACCACAATTAGCGTTACCAAAACGTCACCAATCCCATCAATTATCCCTGCCTTGTCCCGCTTGATGATTGCGTCTGCCAACTCACCCAACTCCGACATTGTTTTCAACAGTTGGGTTTGGCTGTTGCTGTTGGGAATAATGCAACGTGCCTCGGCCCACTGTATGACTTTCATTTCTGTTTCTGCGTAGCTCATGGTCAATCCTTAAAAGTTGGAAGTGGAAAGTAATGGGTGAATCCGTCACCGCGCTGGTGCGTGCGGACGTAGCAAATGTTCTGCCGACGCTCGATCAGCAGCATCCGTGCGCCAATGGGCGTGTTGTCATCAATCGGCATCCACTTGACATCAGGCGCGACTATCGCGCTCTGGTCTTTGTTCAGTTTGTAAGTCATGACTTCTGCGCCTTCCGCAACGCCACAAGCTCACGCCGGTAAGCCTGCGCACGCTGCCGCCAGTTAGCTACCTTCGCTTGGGCTGCAACGGTCTTTTGGCGCTCTCTGCTGACGCTGGCTTTCAGCGTTTCATTAAACGTGCGGGTCAGCTTTATCAGTGCTGTTTCAATCTCTGTCATGGGAAGAACGCCTCCATAGTCACGGGTGCCACGGTACGCAGCACTTCAAGCACTTGCTGGGCAATCTGCTGGTGCTCACGCTGCGTGCTCGGGTCAAGCCGGGTCTGCAAGTACGTCACCCATGAGCGCAAAGTACCCGACATGTACATGCGTGAGGGCGTAAGACCTTCTGGAAGTAAAGCCCTGGCCTGCTCTTTTGCTATGCCGCGTTGCAAGGCATACCGGTAATTCGTCATGGCTAGATTCCAAACTTCCCGTTGGTCCTCATGCCACTCTGAATGGTGCGAACTGTCGTTGGGTATTTCGATACTGTTCTGACGGTTCTTGGTGTCCTGCAATCTGGCTTCTCGCGTCACCATTTCATCGGCAAGCAAAGACACATCGGCGTACCTTTGGGAAAATTCGCTGAAACTAAAGCTCCGGTGTCTCAATATTTGGCGTCCAATATCCCGCGTCGTATTGATTTCAATGCACGCGCTTGCTTGCTCAAACACACTCCAGTGATGCTGCTTCGCGCAGTACGCAAGCAGGCCGCTGATGTTTTCATTGTCCTGATTTGCGGGATTGCTGACTCTGGCTATATAAGCAATCAGCTTGTCTGCCTCGGGCGTTGCCCATATCAATTTCACGCTCATAAAACCCTCTCTTTGTAAGTTGTGTATCTCAGAGCAGTCCGCTCTGTCTCGATCCGCTGCCAAGTCAAATCCTTGGCTTCCTCTGACATCTCAAGCCACAGGCAGACCTCTTGGAAAGTCCGTCCGCAGCCTATGCACACCTCGTCGCCTTGAGACGTGGAACAAATGGCAATACAAGGGCTGGATGGCCTCATGTCTTACCTTTCTTTGTAATCCTGTCGAACTCAGCCATCAACTCCTGTGCAATGGACTGAATGCCGTAAGCCTCTTGTTCTGTTGCAGGGTTTGTTTCTCCAATGCTTTTGCAATACTCTTGCCAAACATGCACGGCCTCATGAATCAGCAGCCCGGCTACCTCAATAGGTTCTCGGCCTTTCCAGTCTCTGATAGTCACGATGCAAACTGTCTCTGACTTCTGGTTTGTGCAAATGTGGGTTGTGGCGTGTGAATGTTCACTTCGCACAAAGTTGACCCGTTCTTTGATTCCACAATGGTCCAAGGCTTTGGCAAAGCTCTTTTCTGTCAAGCACAAGGCTAGATACGGCCCTGGCGCTGCTATCCGACGATCAAGCCATTTCATTTCAATCTCCTTATTGCTTCTTCACAGTCCGAGCAGCCTTCGTTGAACGCCTTGATGTAAGCAACGGAAACCTTGCCCTCATTTCGCCACTGCTCTCCATCACAGAGTGCAGCAGCTTCCTCCAACGCAGCCTCACGGCATTGCTGACCGTATTTCGTTATTACTGATTCCAATGCTGTCTTGGGTAGTAAGTCCCATGCCACATCGTGTAATGAGTCGGGTAGCGGTGGCAATGTCATGGCTTTGGCTCCTTCTTCACTTCGCATGTGATAGTCCCACCACCAAGCATCTTGGCTTCACCCTTGGTTGCACAGTGCTGCAGAGTTCCAGCGTCACCGGCCAAGTTGCCGACCATCACTGACAACAATGCGATTAACACTGCGGGTAATGCGGTATCTGTGTTCATGGCTTTACTCCGTGGGCTTGCTTTTTATACGATGGCAGGCACTCCGCTGTTCCGCAGCGACCTTCTGAGCACCCGGCTTCACCACAATTGAACGGCTCGGCTGGTTGTCGCTGGTTCGCCATAAACTTGTGCAGTGTTGCGCGGGTTTGACGCTCCCT